TTGGAGGAAAGCGCCACGGAAGACGATGTTATAAGTACGTTGAAATATCGTGAAAACGTTCTTAATGCCCTTGGGGTTAATTTTATACAGGATGATCTTACAAGCACTTTAAAATGGCGCGAAAAGGTTCTTGACGGGCTTTCCGGCGGATGGTCTGGCGGCGGTGGAGAGATTAATCTACAAAGCAAAACCGCCACGCCCACAAAGGCAATTCAAAATGTTGTTCCGGATAACGGATATGATGGGCTTTCCCGTGTAACAATCAATCCTATTCCTAATGAATATATTTCTCCGTCCGGTGCAATTGAGATTACAGAGAATGGAACAATTGATGTTAGACAATACGCAAGCGCGGAAGTCAATGTTGAAGCGGGCGGATGGAGTCTAGACGGTTTTCTTAACAAAACAGAGCCCACCGGGGAAATAACGATCAATACCGTTCCAAAAGTCACTTTAACAGGCTATACAGGAATTACGAAAGTGAACATTCTCACAAGATTTACTTCTGTGGGGGGACTCCTCAGCAATTGCACAAATCTTGTTACTGTTTACGCACCATTGGTCACAGCCGGGGGCACGAGCTATTTCTGCCAAAACTGTTCAAAGCTGAAGACCGTTGTGATCGGCAGCCCTAATACAAGACTCGCAATGGCCCGTACGCCTAATGTGGAAGTTATTGACATTGTTTTCGGAGCAATTGCCAGCGAAAATTTTGCATATGATTCCAAGTTAACTACACTGATTCTGCGGAAAAACGGCGCAATTCATGCACTTAGTTCAGCGGCATCGGCAGCATTCCAAAACACGCCTTTCAAATCCGGCGGCACGGGCGGCACGATCTATATTCCAGAAGCGTTGTACAACCATCTCGGCGATGGCACGGATCTCGACTATAAGGCAGCGACAAACTGGTCGGTACTTGATGGGTACGGAACAGTTACTTGGGCCAAGATCGAGGGAAGTATTTACGAAAACCAGTATGCAGACGGTCATCCGCTTTTGCATATGACAATTACGCAAAATCTTACGCATTGTGCCAGTTCCAATAACGCCGCCAGCGTAGAGCTTGGGAAGGCGTTCACAACTACTTTGACGGCAGATGCGGGGTATAGTCTTTCGTCCGTGACTGTCACTCGCGGCGGCACCGACATTACAAGCACCGCTTATGACAGCGCGACGGGCGTTGTGCTTGTGGATAACTGTTACGACAACATTGTCATCACGGCGACTGCGGCATAAGGAGGAGAGCATGATCAAACAGGAACATTTCGACTTGAATGGTCGAGACTTCATCCGCACCTATTCTGATGCCGGACGCTATGTGGTGCGGGATGGCGTGGCGTATTCCGAAGCCTGTGACCCGGCGGAACTTGGCAGAACGTACACGGAGGGTGAAATTATTGACGATGGGAGTATGCCAACGGATGAAGCAACGATTGCGGATTATGAAGCGGCCCTTGCGGAATTGGGGGTAACGGAATGAAAAAGACTGTTTTAAAAGAGAAAACGGAACAAGTGAAAGCCGAAACAAAGGAAGCTTTGCAAACTGTTTATGATTCTTTGAATAACGGCCAGCAAAAGCAGATTATTAAGAACGATAAAGTAAAAACTCTTTTTGACCGATACGGGGTTGATTATTCTTGAAAGATAAGATTCAAAAATATTTTAAATCTAACAAGCTTCCGCGCCCAGGCGTTATTAATTATATCGGCAAATGGGCGCGGGGCGATTGTTACGCGGTTACTTGTGGATTGATCCGGTTGAAAAGATATTGTGTTTATTGCATTGATGGAGAAATTCACAGTGTACGAAAGAGGGATTAAAAATGAGCGTTATTAAAGCTAAAGTTGTAGATCAAACATTGACGATCACAAATGCCCCAATGATTTCCGCCGGGGATATTGAAACAGACTTTGTTATTTTCACGTTTGATTCCACATGGGAAGGTTACGGCAAGAACGCAATCTTTTACCGGGATGATAACAAAGAAGATGTTTACGAAGCTGCAATTGACGGACAAGGAAAAGCCATTGTTCCCCGTGAAGTTGTAGCAACGGACGGGAAAATTTGGCTTGGTGTTATCGGTGTTAACGGAAGCAATGTTCTTACTTCCGAAGTTATTTGGTATGAGATTGTAGAGGGCTTTTATTCCGCTTCCCTTGGATCACAGAGCGCGGAAGCAAGTATTTATTCTCAAATGCTTACAGTTGCCGGACAGATGGAAGCATTGTATAACGCTATTCAAGCGGATCAAGAAGCATTTGAAACAGAAATTGAAGATCGTGTTTCGACTTTTGAGGATGAAATAAACGAACAAATTTCCCAAATTGATACTTCCGAATATGCCACAAAAACAGAGCTTGAAAATATTACAATCGGAACAAGTAAAATCGAAGATAACGCCGTAACTGGCCCCAAGACGGACTTTTCCAATGGTCTTCCCGTAAATGGCCCTATGATTCTAACGGATGGCGTGAATTATGGTGATACGCTTCCACAAAGCGGTGAAGAAGGACAAATTTTCTTCTTAAAGGTGTGATTTTATGGCAACCTTTTATATTCCCGATGAAAACGGTTGGGCTTCCGGGAATTATTACACAAGGTTAAAAGTTGAACAGAGTTATAATAGCGCAAACAATCGTTCTATGTTTACCGTAACGCCGCAATTTCGGGGGGCATATGAATATAATACCGCTAATATTACAGGTGGAAGCATTACGGCAGACGATATAACATTCAAAACCTTTGGAATTGAAGATGGTGGTTATCCTTATAGGGCCGTATTGCTTACCACTTGGAGTGATATATATGTTGCATATAGCGGCTATCCCGGTTCGTGGAGCTTTCAAAAGGATCATGATGGATACGGGAATTGTACGGTTAACTTTACGAATACGGTTGTGCTTGGAGAGAACACAGCAGTTTTCAACGGAAGCACAAGCACGACTTTTCCCGGAACGGCGCGGACTTATTCTCTTACGATCACAACGGACGCGCATTCCCATGTGACAGTGACGCGGAACGGCGTTGAGCTTGTAAACGGGGCAACGCTAACACACGGTGATAGGATTGTTGTAACGTTTAGCGCGGATAATGGCTATGCTATTTTAACGCATACCGTCAACGGGTATATTGTGGAAAGCGGGTTTGATTATTGGGTTACGGGTGATATTTCAGTTATAGCGACAAGTGAAGCTTTGGGCCTTGTCTATATCCGTAGAAGCGAAAATTTTGTTTCTCATAAGGTGTATATCCGCAAAAGTGGAACATGGGTTCAATACAGGCCCTATATTTTCAAGAACGGCGCGTATGTACCTTATGGATAGTGGTTTTCAATATTCGATTTGTGCGCAGAATCGAATTGAGAAATAAAATTTTTTATTAAAAGAAAGGAAACAAAAATTATGGAGCATGCGAGTAGAGCAGTTGGTAACGCGGGTCTTACCACTGGCGTTATCGGGGGCGCGGTGTAATGGACTATACGACACTTAATGAAATTCTGAAAAAGGAATATAAAGACGTTATTGTTTACGTTGATCTTTACAAGGCTTTTAATGATCCTATTTTCAAGGATATTGCGCGGGAAGAAATGACACACGCTTTTCATATTGAAAATATTTTGAAGGATGCGGAAATGCTTGGAGATTGCGAAAGCTTTAAAGAACAGGCAAAAGCCGCGCTTGCAGAAATTTAAAGTCTACGAAAGGCGGGTGAACAAATATGCTTACAGAATCCGAAATTTTAGAGTTTATGCAGGAAGACGCAGCGAGTGAACAAAAGCAGTTCGCCCGCACGGGACAAATGTATTATGAGGGCTTGCATGATATTCTAAATTACAAGCTTTATTATTACAATGCGGATGGGGTTTTGGTGGAGGATAAGACACGTTCCAATATCAAGATTTCACACCCGTTTTTTACTGAAATTGTAGACCAGGAAGTTCAATATATGCTTTCCGGCAAGGATGGTTTTATCAAGTCAGACTTGCCGGAATTGCAATCGTTCTTGAACGAATACTTCAACGAAAATGACGATTTTCTTTCGGAGCTTTACGAAGTTTTAACAGGCGCAATTGCAAAGGGCTTTGATTATATGTATGTCTATAAAAACGCAGAAAACAAGCTTGCGTTTGAATGGGCGGATTCGATGGGCGTTATTGAAGTTGAAAGTAAATATTCAAGTGACGGACAGGAATATATTATCTATTGGTATATTGAAAAGTTCGGCAAAGATCGAACGCCGATTAAAAGAATTCAAGTTTGGGATAAATCCCAAACTTATTTTTATTCTTCCGAAAAGGACGGGGAAATTATTCTTGATAAATCCACGAAAGAGCGCCCAAATCCGCGCCCGCACGTTCTTTATAAAAAGCGTGACGATGATCCCGATTTTTATTATGAAACGCTTGGATTTATCCCGTTCTTCCGGCTTGATAATTGCAAAAAGAAGTTTTCCGGCCTAAAGCCTATTAAATCATTAATTGATGATTATGATTTAATGTCTTGTGGCCTTTCTAATAACTTACAAGATGCAAGCGAATATTTGGTTGTCGTTAAAGGCTTCCAAGGGGACAACTTGGAAGAACTAATGCAGAACGTTAAAACCAAAAAGCATATTGGAGTTAACGGGGAAGACGGCGGCGGGGTTGAATTCAAAACGGTTGATGTTCCCTATGATGCGCGGAAAGTAAAGCTTGAACTTGATGAAAAGAATATTTATCGGTTTGGAATGGGCTTTAATTCGGCGCAGCTTGGGGATGGAAATATAACGAATATCGTTATTAAATCCCGTTACGCCTTGCTTGATTTGAAGTGTAACAAGCTTGAAATCCGGCTTAAACAGTTCTTAAGAAGGATCATTGGAATTGTTCTTGATGAAATCAACAAAGAGAATGGGACGGATTTTCAGCAAAAGGATGTTTATTTTGATTTTGAGCGCGAAATCATGACGAACGCCCAGGATAACGCACAAATTGAGCTTACGGACGCACAAACACAGCAAACAAAGATTAATACTTTGCTTGGATTGGAAACTACTTTGGGAAGTGAATTGATCGTTGAAAACATTTGTGAAGTTCTTGATATTGATTATGAATCTATTAAATCAAGGCTTCCGGATGAAGAAACGGAGCTTGAAAAGGCAGCTTCCGCCGTGAATGAAGTTCCGGTTGAAGAAGAAGTGATTGTATGAAAAAGTGGGAAAAAGAGATTCTTCAAAAGCAAATACAGGACGAACAAAAAGTTGTTTCAAGGCTTAAAGCATATTATAAAAACGCCATTGAAGAAGTAAACAACAAGATTCAAGTTCTTATGTCAAAAGAACAAACGCAAAGTGTTATTTATCAATTGAAGTATCAACAGGAACTTGAAAAACAACTTTCAGAAATTTACGGGAAGCTTTCAAGCAATTATTACAGCACAATTGATGAATATTTGACAGATTGCTACGAAGATACTTTCTATTCCACAATGTACGGACTTCATAAAGAGGGAATTCCAACAGTTATTCCGTTCGATCAAAAGCAAATGGCGCAAATGGCAGCGCAAAGCGAATATGAAGGAATTAAGCTTTCTCAAAATCTTTATGTGAATAATACAGAGGTTGCGCACAAAGTAAGACAGGAGATTTCAAAAGGAATTGCAATGAATTCCAGCTATGCGGATATTGCGCGGAATGTTGCTAAGAAATCGGAAGCAAGTATTAATCAAGCTTACCGGATCACACGGACGGAAGGACACAGAATCCAAAATGAAGTAAAGTTCAAAACTCTTAATAAAGTTAGGGATGAAAAGGGCGCGGATATTGTTAAGCAATGGGATTCTACCATTGACAAGAAAACGCGCCCGGATCACGTTGCACTTGATGGACAGTTGCGGGAAATAGATCAACCTTTTAAAATCCCCGGAAAGGGCCATACGGCCTTATATCCGGGCGGTTTTGGAATTGCGAGTGAAGATATTAATTGCCGTTGTGCGTGCTTACAGCGGGCGCGTTGGGCGCTTGACAAAAGCGAACTTGACAAGCTTGTGGGCGATCTTGACGGGGCAACGGATGAACAGTTGCAAGCGTGGGCGGATAAGCTTGGAGTTTCTAAAGATGATTTAATTAAATCTTCCAACGGCATTATTGAAAGTGACGGTTCAATTAATCATTCGATCAAGGCGCAAAATTATAATCAATTCAAGAAAAAATACGAAACAAAAGCAAAGATACAAACAAAACAGCTTCAAAGTCAACTTGATATTGTTCAAAAAGAAAAAGAAAAACTTCTTTCCAAATATCATGGCAAAGAAGATTCATTTTATATTTTTGCCGATTATGACGAATATGTAAAATACGAAGATTTAACAAAGCAAATTGAATCTTTGCAAAATCAATTAGGGATTGACACACAAGCGGCAACGAAAGCAACAAAAGCCACAATGCCCGTTTCAAATAATGACGCTATTGTAAAAAACGCAAAGGGATTTGATACAAGATACCACGAAAGAATGAATTTCAATCGTGATAAATGGGATAATGACTTAAGCGCACGGGAAAGAAGCGCGGTTGTAGATTACACGGGTTCTTATTACCGCGAAATGAACGCCGCCTTGCGGGAAGGAAGGGTTAGCGGTTCTTCCTATGAATCGAAAATCAAGTATTGCACAAGCGCACTTGAAAAATGTGAAATTGCGGAAGATACAAAACTTTGGCGTGGTATGGGTTCAAAAAATACGCTTGCTTCAACTTTGGGCGTTTCCCGTTCGGAGATTCATCAAATGTTGGATGATGGGTCAATAGTTGGACAGCGATTTGTTGAAAAAGGATTTGTTTCAACGGGTGTTATTGAATCTTCCGGATGGAATAAAGATGTTTTTCTTGAAATTATCGCCCCAAAAGGAACAAAGGGAATGTATGTTGCGCCGATTTCAAATTTTAAAAGTGAAAATGAACTTTTACTTCAAAGAAATACAACTTTTGAAATTTTAAAGGCAGAAAGAGACGCTTCCGGAAGATATAAACTTATCGTTTTAGTTGTCGATCAGACAATTTAAAATTTGCCATTGACAATGGCGTGAATATATGATATAATCACGCCGCGAAAGGGGGCTATGCCTATGCGGGAGAATCCCGGAGAAGAAAGACTTCAAGACGATCTTTCCCCGGTGTTTCCAAGTGATAAAATCGTTTGTAAAGATTGCGCTTTCCGTAAAAGCGGAATTATAGGTTATAAAAATGCCTATTGCAAAGTTTATACAAGCGAAATCGGGGCGAAGCCAAACGGAATTCTTTTTGATAATAAAAAATGTGAATATTATCAAAAAGAGTAAAAACAAAAAGCACTTGCGTATTTTGCGCGGGTGCTTTTTTATATACATTTCGCCGGGGATGGCGTAAAAAATCTATTCTAAAAAATTTTTTCGGGACGCAGCCCGTAAAAACCGTAAAAGAAAGGAATTAGAATTATGACACTTGCAGAACTTTTGAAGGAACACGGAATTGCGGATGATGTGATTGAAAAGATCACTTCCGGAATGAAGGAAAACAAAATCTTTACCGCAAGCGAAGAAAATCTTGATGTTCGTTATGGAAAGCTTAAGGCGGATAATGAGGGCCTAACAAAGCAGCTTGGAACAGCAAACGGCCTTATTGAAACGCTTAAGAAATCCACTAAGGGCAATGAAGATTTGCAGGGCAAAATTACAGATTACGAAAAACAGGTTGGACAGCTTCAAAATGAGCTTAAGGAAACCAAGATCAAGGCAGCGATTAAGGTTGCTTTGCTTTCCGAAAAGGCGCTTGATGTTGATTATCTTACTTTCAAGCTTGAATCCAAAATTAAGGATGAAAACAAGACGCTTGAACTTGATGATAACGAAAATATCAAGGGCATTGATGATTTGATTTCCGGTTTAAAGACGCAGTTCCCGAAACAGTTTGAAAGTTCGTCTTCAAAGAAAATTGAAGAACACAAACTTGAACAGCGGGACGATAATTCCGCTACTCTTACGAAACAGGATATTTTGAAGAAACCGTATGCGGAACGGATGAAGATTTTTAATGAGAATCCGGAAGCATACAATGCCGCTATGCACGGCGAATAATGAAAGGAGATTTTAAAAATGGCAGATACTAATACTACTATGATGAATCAGATGATTAATCCCCAGGTTATGGGCGATATGATTACCGCAAAGATTGAAGCCCTTGCAAAGATTACGCCTTATGCAAAGGTTGATACCACGCTTGTTGGTGTTCCCGGCGATACTAAGACCGTTCCGAGTTGGAATTATATTGGTGACGCCGCCGATGTTGCGGAGGGCGCGGAAGTTCCCCTTACTCAGATGTCCGCAACCTCTACCACTTTCACCATTAAGAAAGCTATGAAAGCCGTTGGCATTACCCAGGAAGCCATTAATTCCGGCCTTGGAAATCCCGTTGGACAGGCGGAAGCGCAGCTTGCAAAGGCCATTGTTGGCAAGGTTGACAACGATGTTCTGGACGCGGTTCTTACCGCTACCACTATTGTTGGTGACGGAACCGCCGCTATTGGTTATGACGCTATTGTTGATGCTGTTACCAAGTTTGAGGACGAAGAAGACGGCATTGACAAGGTTATGTTTATCAATCCCAAGCTTGAATCCGTTCTTCTGAAAGACCCGGATTTCCTTTCCGCCGATAAGTTCACGGGCGGCGTTGCCGTGAACGGTGCTATTGGTAAGATTGCGGGTTGCTGGATTAAGAAGTCTAACAAAATCAAAGCCAAATCTAATGTTTTTACTTGCCCGATTATCAAGATGGAGCCGGACAGCGCCGAAACCGAGTACACGGAAGACGAGCTTCCCGCCGTTACTATCTTCCTTAAGAAAGATACTTCCGTGGATCACGAATGGAAGCCCCGTACCCAGGTTCATGAGATTACTACCGCTAAGTATTACGGTGTGGCCCTTACTAATGCCGCGAAGGTTGTTCTTGCTAAGTTCAAAGATCCTTCCGCAGCTTAATTGAAAGGGGGTTTTCCCCGTGATTGTTACAGTTGAAAAGTTCCGGGAATATGTTAAAACAGATTTGACAGATTCCCAAATCAAAGAAAAATTGTCCGCGCTTGAATCTTTGATCCGGGCGCGGACAAATAACAATTTCCAAAAGAGAAACCGCCGTTGTGCTGCCGATGTTGAAAACGGGGCTTTTTTCTTTGATTTACCGATTTTCAAAGAAGGGGACACAATCGAAATTTCAGAATCCAAATATAACAATGGTTTGTATGTTGTCGGAGATTATGAAGACACGGATTTGGTTGATGAAATCGGAGTTATTGCGACAAAGATTTATTATCCGCCGGATGTTCAAATGGGAGTTATTGATTGCTTGAAATGGATTTTGAAAAATGAACTTCAAAACAGCGGCGATAAAACGCAAGCGCCTATTTCTTCCGAAACCATTTCCCGGCATTCCGTGAGCTATGCGAGTGATTCAACGGAATCCGATATTGATTCCACGCTTGGAGTTCCCCGCAAGCTTACGGCGTTTTTAATCCCGTATGTTAAAGCGAGGTTTTGAGCATGAAAGCAATAGGCGGAAATATTGTTGCAGAACTTCAAATTAAAGACAGATTCACAAAAAACGCCATTGGGGAAAAGATTCAAAATTGGAAGCCCGTTAATACTCTTACGGGCTTTCTTGATTATCAAGCGGGCGATTCACAATATCAAAATTATAGTTCTAAGATTCAAGAATCGACACACGTTTTTATTTGTGATTATGTGGAGCTTGACAGCGCCGTTAAAGCGGAAAATTCCCGGATGATTATTAAAGATGAAAGATATGATGTTTTGTTGATTGATGATCCTATGGAGCTTCATTATCAGCTTGAAATCTATCTAAAATATACGGGTGGTCAATAATGGCGGATATTGAATTTCAAAATAATTCAATGGAAGTTAAAGCCGCTCTGGACGAAGCTGTTCTAAAATTTCTTTATGAAGCTTCCGGGGAATTAGTTTCCCAAACACAAAGAAACACGCCCGTTCAAACGGGACAGTTGAAGGGATCGTGGGACTATAAAATTGATGAATCAAAAGGCGAAGCCACGATAGGAAGTCCGCTTGAAAATGCCATTTGGAACGAATTTGGAACCGGACAATATGCGTTGCATGGGGACGGAAGAAAAACGCCGTGGGCTTATCAAGATATTAAAGGACAATGGCATTATACACACGGAAAACGCCCACGAAGAAGTTTACAACACGCTTGGGACGGAACAAAAGGTAAATTGCAAAGCAGACTTGCAGCAATCTTAAAAGGGGAATTAGGATCATGACAAGTGAAGTATTAGGCTTTATTTCTTCTGAGCTTGAAGAAATCGGAATTGAATATGAATTCATGGAGTGGACAAGTGATCCCGTTCCGGAAGCTTACTTTGTCGGTGAATATTCCGAATCCCCGTCAACGGATGAAAGCGGCTTGCAAGAAACAACTTTTATTCTTACCGGAACGGCGCGGAAATGGATTTTGCTTGAAGAAGCGAAATCACAAATTGAAAAGTTATTTTCAAAAGTAACAGGATTAACGGCAATTCTTGAAAATCATTCGGGAATTGCCGTTTTTTATGATTCAGCTTTTCCCGTTCCAACGGGGGACGCGGAATTAAAAAGAATTCAAATTAATTTGACAGTTAAAGAATGGAGTGTGAATTAATATGGCACTTGGCGACGAATTCAAATCTTCCGGTATTACGCAGAACACGCCAAAAACTGTAATGCTTGGCGCGGGTACGATTCACAAGGGTTTGACGTTTGGTGAAGGTAAGTGGAACTTTGAAGAATCCCTTATTTGTGCTACTTCCGGCGGTTCTAAGCTTACTATTACGCCGGAATTTTACGATGTTCCCGTAGACGGCGCACTTGTTAAGGTTAAGGGCCTTACGGTTAAGGTTGGCGAAACCGCCACGCTTG